TTTAATTTAAGACAAGGTGGTGTTGCTGTATATCCTCAAAGTGCCAATCATTGTATTGTGCAGCTTAACGGAATAAATCAAGTACCTACATCTTCTTTTAATATTGTTAATGACACAATAGTTTTTGCAAGTTCTCTTAGTAGTGATGATGTAATAAATCAAATCCTAGTATTAGGTAATGTTAATGATATTGGTGTACCAAGTGATGACACAGTATCTACTGCTAAACTTCAAAGTTCTGCTGTAACTGACGCAAAAATTTCTGCTATGGCATCTAGTAAATTAACTGGTGTAGTTCCAACAGCAAATCTTGGAAGTGGCACAGCCTCATCAAGCACAGTATTATTTGGAGATCAAACTTTTAAGACAGCACCTAGTGGTACATTAGTTCCTTTAGCACAAATTGAAAGTAGTTCTGATACTTCTATTGTAGCTTTAACTGGATTTATGGACGCTTCAACTTACACAGCTTACAAAGTTTTCTTTGCGGCTAAAAGTGCAGGTAATGGTAATGAATTAATATTTAGATTTAGAGACGGCAGCACTATTTTAAATGCATCTGTTTATGATTTTGCAAATATATCAAGATACCATAATGCAACAGACAATGAGAGTGGCAACGACGAAAACCACGCAGATATTTATGATGACGGAAGTACAAACACAGCATTTATTGAATTTACTGTTTTTCCATGTGGAGGAATAGGCAATCAAGGTTTATCAAGTTGTATATGGCAAAGCTCAGATAGAAAATATAATGGTAATAGTCGTAGACCTAGAGTGGTTGTTGGAGCAATTCAATTTATAAACGGCACAGTTCCAGACGGAATACAAATTTCAAATCTAACATCTAATTTTGAAGATTACGAAATGCACGCATATGGGATTAAAAAATCATGAGTAAAATAAATGTAAATGGTGTTGTCAGAGATATGACAGCAGAAGAACAAGCAATACATGATGCTGATTTTGTTACACCTAAATCTTTAGAGTTAATGAAATTAGATGTAATTAAACAAATGCGATTAGAAAAACTAATTGAAACAGATTACCTTGCTAACTCTGATGTAACAATGCCAGACAATATAAAAACTTGGCGACAATCTTTGCGAGATATACCAGCTAACCATACTGATGAAAACGCATACAATTTACTTTTAGCTCGTAATGATGCTGGAGAACTAACACATTCAATTTGGAGTAAACCATGAGTTTAGTGAAACTGAATATTTCAAGAGGTGTTACAGGCACTTTGCCTACAAGTAATTATGTTGATAATACTGGAGCATGGAATAAAATTTCAACAAACACAATTAGTAGTGCTGTAAATACTGTAGAGTGGACAGGCATTGATGATACTTATAAAGTTTATGTTGTTGTATGTAATAATATGCAATGTAATGGTGATGCTGGAGTAGGCTTTAGAGTTGGCACAAGTAGTGGATATTCAGATAGTGGCTATAGATACACAGGTTTTGAGTCAGTTGGAAATACAACAGCAATTAATGGTGTCGGAAATCAAAGTGCAAATAGATTTTCAATAACAGGCAATCACTATAATTTTGGTGGAAACACAAATGAAAGTGCTAATTTAGTTACTTGGTTTTATAATTTAAGAGGAACAAGTGGACATAAAACTTTTGTTACTCATACAGCTTTTACCGAAGCTGGCGATAATCATGCTCAAAGTGTGATGACAGGTAGATTATATGAAGTCAGTCCTACAGCTAAAGATAGAATACAATTTGGTAATATTGGTGGAGGTGCAAACATGGACATTGGCGATTTCACTTTATACGGAGTTTCACAATGAAAAAATATAGTAATGGTGTTTTGGTTGATATGAAAGAAGCAGAAATTTCTCAACATAATAAAGATGTTGTTGATGAAAATAGTTCGGAAACAAAATTAATAAAAATTAAAAATACTAGACAAAGATTATTACAAGAAACTGATTGGTGGGTATTGCGTGGAGATATAACTGATGCACAAAAACTTTTTAGAAAAAATCTTAGAGATATTCCAACTAACTATAACTCAGCTAAATATGATGAATTACTAGCTAGAGATAGCGATGGAAAATTAACACATTCAGTATGGAGTAAACCATAATGATTAATCCTTGTTGCGAAGATGGAAAGTGTACTTGTGGTAAATGAAAACATTATTCATACTACTAGCTGCAATAACTTTTATTGCTGTATCAACTGACGTAAGATCTGATGATAACAATGCCACCAATACATCTGGCAGTAATACAATTATCGATGGAAATTACGAAACAACTAATAACAATACATATCAATCTGGATCATCTAATGACACGACTTCTACAACGACTAACAACACAACCAACTCTACAAGTAATAAGTCTAATATACCACCTCCTAGTGCCAACGCACCATCGTATAGCTCTATGTCGCAAGACGTTTGCAGCATGGGTATTAGTGGTAGTGTTACTACCAGCTTTGTTGGGGTTAGTGGTGGCAAACATTTTGTAGATGAGAATTGTGAACGCATAAAACTTGCAAAGGTAACAAAAGATTTTGGAATGTCTGTGGCAGCTGTGTCAATACTGTGCCAGGATGAAAGAGTGTTTGCAGCAATGATGATTTCTAATACTCCTTGTCCAGCACCAGGTGGATTGCTTGGCGATGCAGCAATTAATTTTTGGAAAAAATATCCAAAGCTAAGACCAGATTATGAAACATATATTAAAGATGAGGAATACATGGCATCCATTCGCATTAAAGAAATGTGTAAAGATTGCAACGATCCTTTTAAGCCTATTCCTCTCCACGACAGGTAAGAGTGTAACTGTAACTACTGGTAATTTATTACCTAATGCTGGGGATGGTGTTGATTGGGGATCATCCGCAACTGACATGATTAATGATGGCAGTAGTGGTTATGTTTCTAATGGTGATGTAGTCAATGGCTTTACTGTTACTTGTGATGCAGCACAATCTAACTGTGGTTATAAGTATGATGTTGGTGGAGATTTTGAAGTTACAGGTACAGCTAATGTAAGTGTTAATGATGTTGCTTTGACAAGCAATTCTATTACCCAACCCATGTTAGATAATGGGATTACATTAAATAGTTTTGTTGATGTTGCTAACTGTGAAAGTGTCCAGGGAAACTGTGAAAGTAAATCTGGCAGCAATGATAGTCATACAACAACTGTAAAATTAAAAGATGTTAATGGAAATACTTTAAGTACATCATCTGTAACACGAACAGAAATAACTGGCTTTCATGGTAACTGTAATGGTTATCCAGGATCTAGTGGTAATGGTGCAGCTGCTGCTTGTGGTCAATATACTGATACCATTATTTATAATGATGTAGGCAGTAATAAAGTTGATTGGTCATGGAGTGGTACTGATACCAACTATACTAATCAATCTATACAAGGTGTAAACTTATTAGGTGCGTCATTAAAAATGACTTATACTGATACTAACTACATCCCTATTGATACCGATACACAAGATGCAATAGATGAAATAGATCAAAACATACCAGACTTTGATAATGATATTTCTTTTGAAGATATTTATTTTGAAGAGGAATTTGTTTGGGAAGATTTTGAGGAAATATTTTTTGAAGAAGAATTATTTGAAGAAGAATTTGAAACAATCTTCATGGAGGAGTTTGAGGATTTTGAAGAATTTGAAGAAGCTGCATTTGAAGATTTAGAAGTACCAGAAGAATTTAAAAGTTTCTTTTCGGAAGAATTTACCGATGAAGAAATGGAAATAATAGAGGAAGAATTTGCAGATGAATTTACTGATGAGATTATGGAGGAGGTTGTGGAGGATGAGCCAACCGAACTTGCCGCAACCGAAGAAGAAGAAATCATTGAAGAAACAGCCAACGAAGAAAAAGAAGTTGCAGCTGCCAAAGAAGAAACTGCCGAAGAAGAAAAAATAACTAAGGATAACAATGTTGATATTACAGAAGACGAAACCGAAACCGAAATACTAAAAGAAGATAAAGAAGTAGAGATTGTTGAAACTAAAGATAATAAAATTAACATCGAAGTTAATGACAATGTATCAGTAGTAGTAAAACAAATTTCTTTGTTTGATAATGGTAATCAATTAGCTGCTTACGATAATGCAGATTTTTACCAACCAGAAACTATTTATAGTGATGTTGATAATGCTTTGTTTATCCAAGCAGATCTATCGATTTATAACAAAGGTATTTATCTCAACATAGGATTAGATAATTATATTTCTACTGATCCAGTTGGACAGCATGAACAAAAATTATACCAGATTAAAGTAAACAAAATACAATTAATGATTGAGTTACAAAAGTTAAAGGAATTATTATGATTGATAAACTAACTAACTACGCATCTATTATAGGTGTCATTGGTGCTATTGGTGGTGGATTTTATGCCTGGGGTGAATTTAATACTAGACTTGATGGCATAGAAAATAAAGAATTTGTTGTTAATGAAACAGTTGATCTTGCCCCAGTTAATGAAAAGATTTCTGATTTAGAAGTAGAAATATTAGATCGTATGTCCGCCCTGGAAGATGAGTGGATGGCAAGAGATAACGACAGCAACGATGATATATTAAATGATATTGCTGGACTTAAATCAGATGTTGAAAATTTATTTGATAAAGCATCTGCTGCGGATAAGCAGCTGCAACTAAATATTGTCGAGTTATCTGATAAAACTTTTAAAGAGTTTGGTAAGATGAGAGATCTTATAAATGAATTAAATAAGTTAGTTGCTATTGCAGAAAAGCAAAGTGAATTAAATAAAATATTGATTGATGAAATCAAAGCGGAATCAAGTAACCCGCTAGGTGGATAATGTTTAATATTGTTGCCATCATTTGTTTTTTACAATTAACAAGTTTACCAACAGCTTGTTTTTCAAATGCAACGATTGCTTTTGATTTTTCAACACAAGAAGATTGTTTGTTAAAAAGAAATGTTTTGGCAGATGAGATAGACCAGGACTTAAAAGATCGTAATGTAACAATGATGTTTTATTGCGTAGAAAAACCACAAACAGAAAATACAAATGTCTGATTGGGAAAAAGATATTGCTGAATTAAGAACAGATGTAAAGCATATGCTGCAAAGCCAGGAAACAATGCAGCAAGAAATAAAAAATTTACAGAAGTTTTCTGCTATGGGGGCTGGAGGATTAAAAGCCCTGGTAATAATAGGAATTGTATTAGGAATTATTGCTAAGTGGATGGGATTGTTTGATTAGTTTTGAGTTATGCTAAAATTGCCAAAGGGGTGCAATCTGAATTTATTGCATCGGCTTGGCTCTCAAAAAAAGATTATACAATTTATTGGAAAACACAGGACAACGATCCAATAGATATAGTTGCAGTACATAGAGTAACAGGAAAAGTTTTAAAGATAGATGTTAAAACAGCATCATATCGCAAGACCTGGAAACCAGGCACAATGATTAGTAGAAACCAAAGTAAATACCAAAAACAATTAGGAGTAAAAATATTATATGTCTTTAAAGATGGAAGCTGCAAGTTTAAGCGAAGTTAAAGATCGCATAAGAGATCACGAAGGTTTTTCTATAAAACCTTATGTAGATACATTGGGTTATACAACAGGTGGGGTAGGTCATAAGATCTTACCATCCGAAGAAATACCAACAACAGAAAAGGGTTGGTTAAAATTATATGACCAGGATTTTGAAAAAGCAGTTGCAGCTGCGGATGAGATTACTCCAGATGATATTCATCCAACAGCTTTTGGTATTATTACAGAAATGATTTTTCAACTTGGTAAACAAGGCTGCATGAATTTTAAAAAAATGCACAAAGCCATAGCTGAAAAAGACCATGTTGAGGCAAGTATGCAAATGCTTGATTCAAAATGGAGAACTCAAACCAAAGCAAGATGTGAAAGTCTTGCAGAATTAATGAGGAGTATATGAATTATATATTAGATAAATGGAATTACTTTTGGGGCGGTCTTACAAAAAGAGGTAAGATTGTGTTCATAGCTGCTGTAATAATATTAGCAGTTATTGCCTGGGGGCAGTTTTAATGGTTTGGCAATTACTCGCAAAGCCGCTACTTGGAGTGGCGGCTGATAGTGTAAAGAATTTTGCAAAGCATAAAGCAGCTAAGCAAGAATTAAAAGTTACAGAAGTTAAGGCAGAAATAAAACATAAATCTGACATGGCAGCTGGTAAAATAAAATGGGAAAACCAGGCACAAAAAAATTTAGAAAATTCTTACAAAGACGAAATAGTTTTAGGAATATTATTACTTCCTTGTTTGTTTGCTTTTTATCCACCAGCTGTTGAGCATATAAAAACTGGATTTGGTGTTCTTGAAAGTTTACCCGAGTGGTATATGTGGCTTTTATTTGCTGGATTGAGTTCTGCTATTGGATATAGGGGAGTTGATAAATTAATGAAATTTAAAGGAAAATAGCCAAAAAAAAACCCTCATATTTGACCATACAAGGGTTTGTAGCAAGTGAGCAGTATGATTAGACCTGGCTAATTATGACGAAAAAGCCTCGTTTATATTTTTTCTATCTTTTTTAAAATCTTCCCAAGTAGTATTATAAAGATTAGTCATTTTATCATCTTCATGTCCTAATTGATTTTTAATTCTATCTTTATTATGTCCAGCATCTTTTCTTCTACTGTTATTATGTCGTCTATATTGATGAGGACTAAACTTAGTTGGATCTAAACCAAACTCAATAACATTTTTTTTAATAGATCTATTTAAAA